ATCATATATTGACCAGCCTCTGCAAAAACCAAACGTGATGCGGGTGTTCCGTTGGAAACTCCGTCAGCAATGCTGGAGGTGTATGTCAAGGCATACGCCGTGTTTATTGCCGCCGCAGTTTGGTCAGTTGTGACAGCCCCTGCATATTGACCATCCTCTAAGACGATCTGCACAAACTCGCCGTCTTTGGATACGACAGGATACTTGTTGGTGCGATCCCACAGAATAATGCCATCCTCAGAGGCAGAGCTATACTGATCCTTGGCATCTAGCTGATTGAGAGCCTTGCCCAGAAACTTACGGATATTCTCTGCCCATGCCTGAATGTCTGGCGTAAACGGTGGGACAATTCTCATCGCCGCCCACCTTGCCGCGCATCAAGTCGCATGATGCCTACGCGCCAATCTGCGTCCTCTACGCCCTCGACCCGCATACGAACTTGACGACCTTGGAAACGCACAGACGTTGGGTTGCTCATAGTGAACGGCCCATATTCGCGTTCTTCTGCGTTGGGGTAGTATCGCGTCTTGAACTTAGCGTTTACATCGCCCTGCGTCTTTTCGTCAGGGATCACTTCGACCACATTCATAATGTTATCGCCAGAGCCAATAGAAATCGGCCCTGTTTCTGCATGTGGTGCGTCTGATCCGTAGTTGTAGCCAACTTCATGTTCGTAAAGCTCACCGTTGCTTGCAATAAACATTGGGTAGCGGAAAACGCCGCGATCAACACCCGCAGTGCGATCCATTGTGCCTGTCATCCAGATGTTTTCCGCATAGTCATATGCAACGTAACGGTCACATTCTGTTGCGCCCTTCGATGGATAGAACCACCAGATTTCATTCCACGCGCTATTTACGACTGCGCTGACCTTGCTTTTCTGGTCACTGTTCATGTCTGAGAAAACATAGTCACCAACTTCGCATGGTATGTCTTGCACACGACCGCCAGAATAAACAAAGAAGCCTCTGTTGCCCATCCAGAATACACCGTTGTCCACTGACACAGCCGCAGCCGCACCAACAAGTCCACATGATGTGCCGACACGCTCAAAGCCATACACGAACGGCGGGCCTTGGTATGTCATTGTGTGCGCATCCTCTGATGTAAGGATAAGCGACTGACCGCGTGTTCTGACGCCACGCAAGATTGTGCCATTTGTTTGGATGTTAATGTCACCCGCTTGGTTTGTTGCTGCGGGTGTCCAAGTTGTGTTGTCTTCTTGATCTGACCACTGCACCTTGCGAGGGTCACCGCCCGCGCCAAAGCATACAACAAAGCGTTCTTCAGTCACCATGAAGCCAGAACAACTTGTTGGTGCGTTAGACACTGGCTGCGCCACGACAGCATCGTTTAGCTGCCACTCGTTTAGTGTTCCGTCATCTGGTGACATTGCAAGTAGATATTCACCCCAGTTATCTAGCGACCAAACTGTGGCGGGTAATATCTGGTCTGCATCTTGGCGAGGTGTGCCATACGCTTCGTAACCGTAAAAACCACCGCCGTAACCAGTATTGATGCCTGCATCCACCAACCCCTGCGTGAATGAGGCGGGCGTAATTTCAGTTTTCACACCGCCCGCGCTTATCACATACAGAGCGTCATCCGTGCCTGCCGCTAGACGACGATTTGCTGAGTTATCTTCCCACGCAATGATGCGCCTTGCTACGCCCTGAATGTCTACGTCTTGGCGTTGTCTCCAACCGCCGATTGGACGCAAAGCATCTTCGTGCCAGCGAATAAGGTTTACGTCACGCCAGCGGCCCTGCGCCATTAGGTCAGTGCCGTTGCGATACTGACCCTTTGGGATTTGAAGTGGGATGAGTGGCATTTACCATGTCTCCCCCATTAAGGTTTCGTAGGCCAGTCGTCGTCGTTTAGATTAGGCCAATTCGCGTGTGTTGTTATATCACGCAAAGCCTGACGATAAGTTGTCATTTCTGCTGTTAGAGTTACGTCTGTCAGAGCGTAAAAGTCTGTCTCTGCTAATTTAGCATCGCGTGTGGCACGATTGCGCTCAGCCGCATCAGCATCTAGTGTAGCTTGGTATGCAGCCTCATGTTCTGCCTTAGTTGTCGTAACGCCATCCTCTGTGGTGTCAGCAAACATGTCACGGGCAACGTATTTCTCTACCCAATCACCGTTTGCGTTCTGCTCAACACCATCACGCACTGACACCTGATAGTCGCCTACTGTAGCCGCTGGGCTGCGTAGCACTGGGTCTAGGTCTAGTGCGTCTAGGGTTGCTGCTTTCCATACACGAGGCAGGGACATGTTGGCGAACTCATTGCGCCACTGCCCTTGGGTCTTTACGACACCTGTTGTTCTGTTACGATATTCTGACATCTGTTGACTTTCCTTTCTGTCAGTTGATTAAGTGGCTCATGCCACTGCATATCCGATATAGTCACCATCAGCTAGACCACCGTTCACAATAGTGAAACCATTTGATGTTGGATCAATGTAGTCCGTGGATGTAACCTCTGCCGCAGTGCTGTTTAGCAGTAGGTATGGATCATTACCTGCAACGATACCACGTTCACTATCCCAGACATACCAATCACCTGTGCTATCAGTGCGCTTGAGCAATACAAAGCGTGGCCCTGAGCTAAACCCACAGTTCACACTAGCATCACTGCCAGAGGACTTCGTTACTGAAAACACCTTGGATACACCATCAAGTGAGGCGAATAGGTAGGCTATACCTTTATCTCCACCACCTACATAATCACCAGTGTAGTTACCTATAGTAAGCTGCGTATCAGTAGGCGCAGTGGGCCAAACATTTGTTTGGTTAGAAACTTCTGCGGCACTACTGTTAAGGTATAAAAAGCTGTTCGTATTAGTTAAGTCTTTATGGTAGACCTTCCAGTTTGATGCCCCACTACGGCGTTTTACCCACATCATTTCTGGGACTACACCTAAATTATGATTTACAGTAAGACTAGCTGATCCCGTCCCCGTGTAAGCAACGACATCACAGAAGGAAGGGGCACGTTTCCAAGACCAATGCATTGTATTTGTTCCATAAGCAGCAGCTACTTCAAAACCTGTATTGTCCCAAGCATTGGTTATTGTTCCAGAAGAACTTTCAGCGCTTGTTGCGGCTGTGTATAAAAAATTCGCAGACTGAAAATCAGTAAAGTTTGATGTTGTATCAACCCCTGTTAAACGAGACACGGCCCTAATGCTACCTGAAGACGTTCTGCCATCTTTTATTAACTGAAAGTCTACAGGAAAACCTGTGCTTACTTTTGTCCCACCAGAGACACCTGTTGTTGGAGCAAACACATCAGTCGCATCAGTCGGCACCGCCATTGGGCCACGGCGTATGGCTATGTAGATGTAGGTGCCTGTTCCCCAAGTTGAGCCAGGAGCTGTAAAACCTGTTGAATTTAAATCTAACCAATTAGTTGTTCCAGAACTTTCGGCCGCTGATGAATTTGCTAATAAATAAGGATCAGGGTTACTACTAGAGCCACCTGTCGTGATACCCCTCATCGTATCCCATATAAACCAACCTGTGGCTAAAGTGCTGCTTTTTAGAAGAACAAATTGAGGCTCAAACCCTAAATCTATGTTTGTGTCTGTTCCATTAGTGTGACTATAACTCCCACACTTGATAATATCAGCATCACCATCAGGGCCGAACTCACCGTCACCGTCATTGTGGGCGAATAGGTAGGCAACGTAGGTAGACCCAGACCCATTGGTTTTATTTGTAGACCCTACATAAAATACACTATCTGTAGGTGTGTCATACCAAGTTTGTGTTCCGGGTATATTACCCTCATCATCTTGAGCATAAGTTTGATTTAAGTTTAAAACTTTATCTGCACCAAGCGATCTATGGTATACTTGCCAGTTTTCTGCGCTATTAGTTCTTTTAACTATAATAACACCTGGAGCCACACCAAGGTTGTGACTAATAGCTCTACCAGCAACACCATCCCCAGTATAGGTCAAACATGTAAAGAACTTAGGGGCTTTGCGGAATGTCCAAGAGGCGAAGTCTCCATAAGCAGAGCCGTTTATGTCTGCATACGTTCCCAGTGAAAAGCCATTACTATTAAAAGCAGTTAATCCACCAGAAGTATTTTGCTCTGTCCCAGTTGAGTTTGTTTTAATTAGTTTTTCTACACCTCTTTCAGTGTCATAAAGAGAATGTTCTCTCGTAGAGCTTCTGCTTTTAATCCAAACCAACCCACCTTCGCCATCAAGGTCAACGTTGTTAGTAATACTTCTAGCAGTTGAGTTACCAGTATACAAATAAGTGCTGAACACTTCCTCAACATTCAGGCCAGCACCACCAGCAGCACCCGCAGCGGCTTGGATAAGTTTCTTAGTATTAGCCATTGTTTACCCCAATGCTTGACCAGCCGTGAACCCATACCATGTTGTGCCACCATCATGCGAAATAAACACGAAGTAATCAACCGCAGATGCCGTGGCTGTTAATGTTGGTGCTGTTGCCGCAGGCCAATCTACTGAGCTAGGCCAAGTCACTGTGTAGCCTGACGCTGATGCATCCTGAACCAGCTTCAGTGTAAAGCTAGATGTCTTGCCCGATGATGCAGGATTGCTGAATGTAAATGTCGTGTTTTCTGTCAGCGTGTGGCTGAAGTTTGTGCCGTCTTGCAGATCAACTGTCGTTGCATTCGATGATGATGTGACCGCTGTGTATTCCTCAGAAATGCCGTTGTCGAATGTAATAACGCCATTTGCGTCTGCCGTGACTGCCTTGCTTGCTTCTGTTGTGCCAAGGGTTGTTACGTCTAGGTAGTTGATTTCTGCCGCTGTAGCTGTGACAGCAGTG